GGATATAGATTTAGTCAACTTCGTGCCTTTATAATAAGCAGGAAGTCCTATAAATGGACGTTGATCAAATTCATTTTCTTTAGCCATCTTTGACCCAGCTTTATTGTAATGTAAAAATACTTGTCCACAATGTTTTCCTTCAAATTCTTCTCTCCAATGTTCTAAATCACAACCAGAATAAATTAACATATCACCTGGTTTAAGGTCTACTTTAATACCCGCTTGACTTGTTTTACCTGTAGGATCAAGATAAATAGGCCATGGGTCACCTCCTAAATTTAAAGTTGTAGATATCTCACAAGAATATCTATCTTTGTGTCTAGCTAAAATATCTCCGTTTTTATATATTCTTGCATAAGAATAAGTTTCAGATAATTTTAATTTTGTATGCTTTTCCATAACAGGTTTTACTTTTTGTAACAAAGTTTCCATAACTAAATCAGCATAATGTGAATATGTGTTTGGTACTTGTTCATCATTCCATCTACCATAGTATTCTGTAAAAGGAGAAATAAATCTATTATCAAGTAAAAATCTTGCTACTTTTCTTTTATTTAAAAAGTAAGCATAGCAAAAATCTGCCATCTCTCTTGAGATAGCATTTTTTAAAACAGTATATTTATTTTTTTTAAACGACATTTAATACTCCTTTTGGTATGGCCTGACAGTTCCAATGTATAAACCTAAATGGTTCATAACCCATATCAACAATATATTGATGAGGTAAATATGATGGAAAAAATATCATACGACCTGGTTTTGCTTTATAATTAATTTGTGAGCTTGCATATGTAACTTTTGTTTTATCTTTTTCAGGTAAAAGATTCATGACATTACCTGGTCTTGGATCTTCAAACAAAGGCATAGATGTTTTTTCACTTGCCTTTAAAAAATAGAAACCAGATATGTGACCATTCCAATGTGTATGTAATGTATGGTGTCCTCCACCTTTTTTTGCAAATTCTTGCACCCACATCTCTGTTATAAATACTTGATAATTAGTTAGATCAAAACCCATTTCACTTAATAAATTATGTGCTGTTGCACCCACATAATCTTGTAATTGTTTAAAATTAGGGTCACCAATTAATGACGTTGAATGAAATACATGACCCATATCACCTTTGTTACCAAATTTTTTATTACGTTTATCAATAGCTGGTTTTAAATTTTTTTTAGATGTTTCAATATATTTGTCTGATGCTTTATTTAAATCATTTACAAATGCTGGTTCATCTGCAAACCATATAGGACATTTAAAATATTCTTCTAATTGTAATCGGTTTGGATAATTAATTATTTCTTTTTGTTTTTTAACTTTAGTTTTTTTCTTTTTCATATTTCTCCTTTATTTAAATGGCCATCCTAAATTCCAAATAACCAAACTTTTTCTTTCTCCACTTTTAACTGGACATACTCTATGCCACACAAAACTAGGAAATACAACTAAAGATCCTTTAGGTAATATTTCTTTACACTTATGTATATTTGGTTTTTTATCAGGATCCATGTTTCTAAAATCAAATTCTAATTCACCGCCTTTGTATTCTTTAGGATCAGATAAAGTAACTGTTACAGATAACTTTCTAATCTTACCATGATCCGGTGTGTTTGGTTTATCATAAGGTCGATCCCAACCATCACAATGCCAATCATAATATTGACCTTTAACATATTTTGTAAACTGACATGCTTCTGAAAAATCCCATTGAAAATTCCAACCTGCATTTTTATTTGCTTGATGAACATATGGTTGTATTTCTTTGTATATCCATCTATCACTCATCCAAACAATGTTAGAATCTCTTTTCTTTTTTAAATCTTTTATCTGTTGTTTATTTAATTTTTTATCGCCATAACCACCAGTGACTGCCATTTGATCTTGTAACTGTTTACCGTAACGAACAATGTCATCACATATTCTATGAGGAATAACGTTTTGAAAATACCAATAATAATTTGTTAAGTTCATATATCTTTATAAACTTAATATAACACTTCTTATGATACTGTCAATGTTCCAGATACTGTAAAAGTAGCTACTTTGTATGATCCTGCAGGGCTCGGTAAAGTTGTTACTGAGTTTGTACCAGGAGATACTGAAAAATTTTGTGTGCTTGGTCCTCTTACTACTACAAGTCCACTACCACCTGCTCCACCAAAAGCACCAGATGCGTGACCATTACCACCACCGCCACCTCCAGTATTAGCAGTTCCAGCTCCAGCACTTCCACATGCTGCAGCCCCAGCTCCACCACCACCTGCTCCACCTGCTGCAGGACCTGCACCTCCATAAGCATTTGCAGAAGCACCTCCACCACCTGCTCTTTGAGTTGGTGTGTTTGTAATATTTGAAGTAACTCCAGCTCCACCTACACCCGGACCTGGTCTGTTATTTCCAGCTGCTCCGGCTCCACCACCGCCACCACCAGATCTTCCTGGAACTGGCAGAGTTCCTGTACCACCAGGATTTCCTTGAGGGGGACTTGTTGGAGGAGTATTACCTGCTCCAGCAGATGTACCACTTGTACAATATCCTTGACCACCACCCGATCCTCCATCTCCACCACTTCCTGGATTACCTGATCCACCACCTCCACCACCAGTCGCTGTGATTGTATCAAAAACTGAATTAGTACCATTACTACCACCATTACCTGGTTCTTGACCACCAGCTCCACCAGCACCTACTGTAATTGAATAACATCCTGCTGATATAAATGCACTTCCTGCACCTAAAGGAGATGCAGTATAACCACCAGTAGAAGCACCGCTTGACTCTCTATAACCTCCAGCTCCACCACCACCAGCGATTGTTCCTCCACCGCCGCCACCACCAGCAATTACTAAATAATCTAAAGTAAAACCAAACTCTGGCCATATTCCTTGAGACCTAGCTTGAAATTGACTTTGCATTGACCATACACCACTTGCTTTACTTAATTCTTTTATTGCTATGTGTCCCGAACCACCACTACCACCTGCGTTTGATGGTCCTCCACCACCACCTCCACCACCACTACCGGTGTTAGCAGTTGCACTTGTTCCTGCTGAGCCATCTCCTGCTCCATTACCACCACCAGCTTGACCACTTCCGCCTGTTCCTGATCCAGGTCCAGGTTGTTCGGCTCCACCTCCTCCACCACCAGCTAATGTTCCTGAATTAGGTAGTCCTGAGAAAGTTGGAGAAAAATCTGTTCCTGATCCACCATTACCGCCTGTGCTTCCAGAACCGTCAGCACCAACGCTACCGATTCCTCCACCACCTCCGGCACCACCACATGGTATACCCTGACCACCATTATTTCCTTCAGGTGGATCAAAACTTCCTGCGTTACCTGTTCCTGCTGAACATCCACATCCAGATGAATATTGTTGTGCTCCACCACCAGATCCTCCCGGACCACCTGATCTAGGTTGACCTGCTCCAGTAGATACACCTCCAAAGCCACCACCCGTTGCTGAATAGGTAACAGAACAAGCAACTAATGTTGAATTAGTACCTGCACATCCTCTTTCACTAGTTACAGATTTTCCAGCTCCACCTCCACCCACTGTTGCTGTTACGATTGATGTTGCATTTATTTCTAAATTTCTTACTCCACCGGCACCACCACCTCCGGCTCCATTAGAAGATGATCCACCTCCACCTGCTATTATTAAAGCTTGAACAACTCTTGTTCCTGATTGTAATGTTACATCTCCTGATGATGTTTTATTTGTGACAGTGCATTTTCCAAACGAAGTTTTATTTGTCTTTCCAATTACTCCACCGTTTGCTGAGCCAGATTTATTTCTTGGCATTTAAGTGTCCTCCTATTCGGACACCCAAGCTGTGCCATTCCAATCGTATTTGGTAGGTGTTTCCGATTCGTCGTTTGATTTAATTGCTTCCCAACCTTTTGTGTTGTCAGCGTTATATTTTGTTTCGTTCCATGAGATTCTGTAAACCCATTCAGGTTCTGATTGACCATCATCAGTAATTGATGGATATGTTATTGGTGCTTTCCAATCATCATTATCATCCAATGACCATGAGGCATGAGGTTGTTGTGTTAAAAATTTATCTTTTACAGGATCATAAATATATCCAATCCCTGCATATTGTTTTCTAAAATTATTATTGTAAGAAGTCTGTTTCCAAATACCGCCTTTAAAAAAATTAACACACCATGTTTCTCCATCAGCATGCATATCATTAGAACCTAATGGTCCTGCTGCTGTATCAATATCGTTGCCAACAACAACTACTCTTTGTACTACTTGATGTGAATCTGACGTAAATCCTGTAGGATCTGTCATTGCTTTTAGTTCTGCGAAATGTGCCATTTTTTTACTCCTTAAAATTCATATTTATAATTTATTTTTAACTTACAGTCAACGTCCCAGAGACGGTAAATTTAGCTACTTTACATCCTCCTGCAGGACTTGGTAAAGTAGAAACCGTATTAGTTCCTGGAGCCGCTGAAATACTCGTTTCTCCCGGTACACGAACTATAACTATACCTGAACCACCTGCTCTTGCAAGTCCACCACAAGTTGGAACATGACCACAATCTCCTCCACCACCAGCACCACCTCCTGTATTGACCGTGCCTGCAACTGAATTTTGAGATGAACTACCACCTTGTCCACCACCACCAGCTCCTCCTGCTCCACCAGCTGGCCCATGATAACCTGGTCCTCTACTACCACCACCGCCACCACCACCAGCGTAAGACGCACAATCATTTGCAATATTATTTGGTGCTCCTGCTCCACCAGCTCCACCACCAGAAGTTGTAGCTGTTGCTCCAGCGGCAGTTGCTCCACCACCGCCACCACCTGCTCCTGCACATGGCATAGGGTTTCCTGGTAAAGCTGCTCCACCATTATTCCCTTGAGGAGGATCTGTTGGAGGAGTATTACCTGATCCTCCAGATGTTCCTAATCTGATAGATCCACCACCACCTGATCCACCATCACTATCTGAACATGCTGGAGTGTTATAATCATTTGCTGCTCCACCACCTGTTGACGTTATTGTTGAAAATATTGAGTTACTTCCTTTACTACTAGTTGATCCACCTGCACCAACTGTAATTGTATAAGGACCTGGTTCTAGCTCTATAGCATCACCTTGTAATGGAGCAGGTCCAAAACCAGAAGATCTATAACCTCCAGCTCCACCTCCACCACCTCTATTAGCATTAGAACCACCTCCACCAGCGACTACTAGATAATCTGCGTTTAATATAAATCTTGGCCACAAACCTGCATTTAATTGATCTATTTGTTCATTAAGACTCCAGACTCCCGAAGCCTTGTTTAATTCTTTTATTGCTACAACACCAGATCCACCTGCTGCTCCAGCACCTGGGTGACTTCCTTGACCACCGCCACCACCACCAGTGTTTGCTGTGCCTGCAGTTCCAGATTTTGCTGGTCCTGGTCCAGCACAATAACCTCCACCGGGTCCACCACCACCTGATCCTCCAGCTCCTCCAGCTCCTCCACGAGCACTTCCATGTGAACCACCACCGCCACCACCACCAACAACACCACAAACTCCTATTGCTGGTGAAATAATAGTAGCTAAATTTTTTCCTGCTCCACCTACACCACCAACTGTTGGACCAGGTGCAGGAAAAGAACTAAAAGGTGTAAACACTGCACCGGCAGCACATGCGCCACCACCGCCACCACCAGCAATCATTTCTCCACCATAGTGATATCCTGATGCTCCAGCATTTCCTGATCCACATGATCCTGATATACTTGGTTGACCTGGTTGAGTTGCTGATCCTCCAGCTGCTTCTCTGGGAGCTGTTCCTGGTGTAGGTCCACTACCTCCACCACCTGAACCACCTGGTCCACCTGTAACTTGAGATGGAGAAGGACCTGGAGAAAGATATCTTCCACCATATCCACCACCTTTACCTGTTGAACAAAAACCTGATGAATCACTTCCAGCAGAAGCTAATGCCCCACCACCACCGACTGTTACAGGATAACCTGTTGATCCACATACCGATAAATTTTCTTGAACAACAACACCACCAGCTCCACCACCGCCACCGCCACAACCATAACTACCAGGCGCACCACCGCCACCGCCTCCACCACCAACGACTACTACGTTAGCAAGTCTAGTGTTAGCTCCGGTTGTAATTGTAGATGAACCACATGTTTTAATTGTGACTTTATTTTTACCATGAGACGTTACGTTAACTGGTCCTATAATTCCGCCATTAGCCATAGCCTATAGTACCTCCTACGCGTCGTCTATAACTTCATATGAAACGAAAAGTGTTAAATCTGAAGCAGCGCTTGCTCCACCTTCTAATACATCACCTTCTTCTAGATAGATAGGTGTATCTAATAAAACTAAAACCGCATCAGCTGGAACTGAAACAGTGCTAGCTATTTTAAAGA